TCTTGCAGATTGTGAGGACCAATTAAGAGAATGGGCCTCCGAACTTGCTGAACGTGAAATAGAAAAAAGGCCCGAGGGTGCAAAACTCCGACAGCTTAAAGAACTTAAAACAAAAGCTCTTGACGTTGTTATGGAAAGCGGAACCCCTGATAGCTTGGCTATTGCACTGGACCAAGTATCTAAAAAGATTGGCTTAACTTGGAACACTGATGTTCAGGCGCTTCCAAACTTTAAACAGGCCAGTTAATTTAAAGGTTGACATTATGGGACAATTTATGTTAGATTGTCCCATAACATAGAAAGGATAAAAAATGGACATAGAAAAATTATTAGAAGAGGCAACACAGATTGAAGAGAAATCTGAATTTATTGTTTCTTGGTTTGCAAAGAAATACAAAAAAACTATTAGAAGAGTTGGACATCTAAATAAAGAGGGCTGCAGAACTTGGGAAGATTATAAGGGCAATAAATTTATGTGTTTTTGGGATCCAATTATTAATAGATACACAACTTGTATCAACCCAGTAATAACTTATAAAAAAGGAGTAAACTAATGGAGTGGTTTTTATTATTAACAATAATGAGTTTAATAGCATTAAGAGTGTGGAGAGATATGTAATTAAGAGTTGACATGTATTAGAATATAATATATATTCCTATATATGAATAAATATAAAAACATACAAGAAAAAGCATTAAAATTAGTTAACGCTTTTTATGAAAAAAAAGGCAGGACACCTCACACTGCTAAAGAAATAAAAAAACTAAATGATGAACTAGTTGAGGAATTAAAAAGGAGTGATAATGAAAGTAAAATATAAAAACAAAGAGTACATAATACCAAAACCATTTGACAAATGTTTCTTTGGTGCAGATCCAACAAAAGAAATGACAATTCACAACAGGTTCAGTGATGGGACATTCACTCAATCATGTACGTTGCCAGCGTTTGCTGTTGCTATCTATGACACAGTGATCGGAGCAGAACGATCCGAGAATTGGGACTTAATGCAAAAAGGAATACATTGGTTTCAAAAGAATTTTACTACTGCATATTATACCTTACTAGATTAACTCCTTTCTAGTTAATGCCGAGAGCCTGTTGGCTCTCGGGCCCACCCACCCACAAATATAGGCGCAAGCCTGTTGGCTTGCGGGCCCACCCACCCACAAATATAGGACCGAGGGGTCCCAGAACTAAACCGAATAAGCTTGTACGCTAACGGGCCCACCCACCCACCAGACAAAAGGGGTCCCAGTGTATACCCTTTAGTGTTTGATTTAGAGATAGATTAGCTGTAAAATCGAAACGCAAAACAAAACAGAAGTGAAAAAAATTCTGCAAAAATTTTTATGAAACCAGATTTTATTGAAAAGCTGCCGCCCGACGCACAGAAAGAATTTCTAAAACTAGCAATGAAGCTAGATGAAAAAACAAAAGAAGAAAAAGTTTACAAAGATTTCTTGGCTTTTGTTAAACATGTGTGGCCAGAGTTTATCGAAGGAAAACATCACAAAAAAATTTCTGAAAAATTTAATAAGCTTGCCAAAGGTGAGATCAAACGTTTAATTATTAATATGCCACCGAGACACACAAAATCAGAGTTTGCATCTTTCTTATTACCGGCTTGGATGGTGGGCCGCAAACCGGATTTAAAAATAATTCAAACCACGCACACCACTGAACTTGCCATAAGATTTGGTCGTAAAGCAAAAACACTTATCGACAGCCCCGAGTATCAGTCCGTGTTCAAAACACGGTTGAGAGAAGATTCGCAGGCCGCGGGCAAATGGGAGACTGAACAAGGTGGGGAATACTATGCAGCTGGTGTCGGATCAGCAATCACGGGCCGTGGAGCGGATTTGCTTATCATTGATGACCCACACTCGGAACAAGATGCGCTGAACGTGCAAGCTCTTGATCGTGCTTACGAATGGTATACATCAGGACCACGACAACGTTTACAACCAGGTGGAGCAATAGTCGTTGTAATGACTAGATGGAATATGAAAGACTTAACTGGTATGTTATTAAAAAATCAAAAAGAATTAAAATCAGATCAATGGGAAGTAATTGAGTTTCCAGCAATACTTCCAAGTAATAAACCGGTTTGGCCACAGTATTGGAAACTAGATGAACTAGAATCTGTTAAAGCATCACTATCAGTTGGTAAGTGGAACGCGCAATGGATGCAGAATCCAACGGCAGAAGAAGGGTCACTCATTAAACGCGAATGGTGGAACGTGTGGGACAAAGGTTATATTCCCCCTTTACAACATATTATACAAAGCTATGATACAGCTTTCTTAAAGAAGGAGACATCTGATTATAGTGCAATAACAACGTGGGGAGTCTTTTATCCTGATCAAGACTCTCCACCTAATTTAATACTGTTAGATGCAATGAAAGAACGATTAGAGTTCCCCGAACTACGTAAAGAAGCATTAGAACAGTATAAGTATTGGAACCCAGAGACGGTTATTATTGAAGGCAAAGCCTCTGGTATGCCTTTAACTTATGAGTTGAGAAAAATGGGTATTCCTGTTATAAACTATACACCTAGCAAAGGCCAAGATAAACACGCTAGAGTAAACGCTGTTGCGCCGCTTTTTGAAAGTGGAGTAATATGGGCGCCTGACGAAAAATTCGCAGAAGAGGTTATAGAAGAATGTGCATCATTTCCTTATGGTGATCATGATGATTTGGTGGACAGTACAACACAAGCGATAATGCGCTTTAGACAGGGAGGGTTCGTGGCGCATCCAGAGGATGAAAAAGAAGATTCAATGCCTCAAGTTGAAAGAACATATTACTGATGAGTAAAAAGAAGTTATTAGAATTCGGTCTTAAAGAAGCAGATGCTTTCCAAAAAAATTTTAAAATAATTTTTAACAGATTAGTCAAAGGCTACAAGTCTATGATGGGTAAAGATCCAGAGGGATTAGATTTGTTAAAAGTTAAAATGGAAGCAAGAGAAAAAGCTCTTAACACTACAAAGATTGTAAATCAAAAAGGTCTAACTCTAGATCCAGATAAACCTATCGTAGGCGGTACACAAGAAGGTATTGAGACTATAAAAATTAAAGAGCTAGATGATTTTAATTTATCAAAAGATGATCCAATGGGTGATTTTGAAAAAATTGTAAAAGGTGAGGGAGACACAAGTTTGCCTAAAAAAAAATTTCCAAGAGATGTAATAGATGAGGAAGGTGTTCCCGATACTATGACACAAAAAGAGTACAATGAAAGTGGTATTAAAAGTGAAATGGAAGAAGCATTAGGAGTTAGATTATATGGTGATGAAAGTTATGAAGAGTTGATGAAGATCAAAGAAACAGGAGTTCATCCACGAGGCGAGCCACCAATTAAAAAAGCAGACGGTGGTCGTGTAGGTTTTGCATTAGGTGGTGAAAGTATTATTGGAAAAGATATAGGAATGATAGGTGGTTTAATGGGTGGACCTACAACAGAAGATGATGATTTTTCAAGCATTGAAGGTCAAACAGCAGGAATAGGTTTATCAAGTTTATTAGGTAAAGTGTTTGGACCAACTATAGGAAAATTTATGCATGCTAAAATAAAAAACAAAGCCATAGATAAAATTCACGAAATAAATAAAAAGAAACAAAGAGATAAAGCAGTACAACAAGCTCAAATAAATCAAACAATAGCAATGGCAGCGGCTAACAAATCAGCAGGTAGAGGTGGCTATCAAGCCGGATATGATTCTGGTTTTATGGATGGTCCTGCAGGTGCAGGCACAGGAATGGGAGCTTCGGATAAAGGTGGATCTGATTCAATGGGTTCTCACGCCGATGGTGGTCTTATAACAATGTTCGTGGAGAAAAGATAATGGATTTAGAATTAATCTTAAGAAAGATGGTAGAAGATAAAACTTATGTACCACCAATAAATTTATCTACAAAAGGAAGAGGATTACCACCAGGTTATTTAAAAATAAAAGAAAAATTAAGAAAAGAAATACCAAACTTTGATGAGTTATTTTTAAGAAATGTTACTTACAGAAAAAAACAAAAGTTAAAACAAAAATTAAAAGATGATCCAGAATATAAACAAAAAGAAATGGCTAAAAAAGCAGAACGTAGAAGAAGACGTAGAACTGCTAAAGTAGGAGATAAAACTAATTTAACACCAAGAGAAAAATATTTAAACTTTCAACAATCATTAATTGCTAGACAATTAAATGATAAAATAAAAAAGAATCCAAGTATCATCACTAATAATCAAAAATTAATGAATGATTTATCTACTACTGTTTCTAAAGAAGGAGATATTATTAGAGTTAATCCTAATCTTTCTGATATTAAAAATAGAGGATTGTATGAAATAGAACATCAAAGAGATATTTATAAAAAAGGATCAATGAAAGATTTTCCTTATAATAGAAATTTAATATTAGCTCCGCATAATAGATCCGGTGGTTTTAAAGCAATGGCTGAAAAATTTATAGAAAATAATCCCGATAGTCCAAAAGTAAATAATATTTTAGAAAAAGCTGAAGAATTAAAAATTACTCTACAACCAGATGTTCCTGAAGGAACTTTTAAAACTAAAGGATTAGGTTTTAAACAACCTACAGATCCTGTTGAAAAATTTAAATTAGTTGCAACGGAAGTAACTCCTGAACTTGCAGATCAAAAATTAGGAGTTCCTAGTTATGGAAAAGATTTAGAAATGGCAAAACGTGCTTTAGGTTTTGCCGGTAAAAAATTATCTGTACCTGTTGTAGCTGCACTCACAGGATATAATGTTTTAAATAGTGGAGAAGCAAAAGCAGAAGAACCAATCAAATACAACGATGAGTTGGGTGCATTCGTCGATCCGCTTAACGATGAAAAAGTTTCACAAGCAACTATGCTTGACTGGGCAGCAAACAATCCAATGCCCACGGCTGCCGTAGCGTCAGCACCTTTATTAAGTAAGACAGTTAGAAAAGGTACAGGTAAATTATTAAAAGGATTATTATCTACACTGGGTAGTTCTGCAGCAGGTTTAGGTTTTGCAGGATTAACTGTAAAAGATAATTTAGAAGAAGGAAAAAATATTGTTGATGCAACAGTTGATCCTTTAGTTGGAGTAGATTTATTATTTCCAGAAGCTGTAAAAAGATTTGGTGGTAAAGGAATGCAAAATGCTTTGGGTAGAGTTTTATCTTTAGGTAGAGTTGGCACAATGATGACACCAGTTGGTGCAGGTATTACGGCATTAGGTTTAGGTAAGATGGGTGTAGAAGCTTTAATAGATGAGAGAGAAAGAATTAAAAATATGACTCCAGAAGAATTAGAAATATTTAGAGCCGAGCAAGAAGAACAGATGGGGATGTCAGCATAATGGATAGACGAACTTTTATGAAACTAATGGGTGGCCTGGCGTCAATGCCTATCATTGGTAGAATTGCTAAACCTTTAAAATCAGAAACTGTGCAAGAAGGTATTGCAGCTGTTGGTGACAAAGGTATGGAGCTTTATAAAATGGTTGTGGCTAAAGTTATGAAAGAAGGATCTAAAGTAAAAGAATCAGGAAGAGTTGATAGTTACAAACACCCCGACAGACCTGACATTACAGTTGATGTAAATCAAACTGATGGTAGCGCAGAAATATATTTTGATACAGACAGAGGTTCAAAAGGATTTGCAGAAATTAGAAAAGATCCAGAAGTTAATGCTGAAGAATTAATTGAAGCTGAAGAAGTATATAAAATGGGTGGGGATGAATATTACAAAGATGTAGAAGAAGGAATTAGTGGTGGTATTGAGAATCTAGAAGAGTTTACTAGAATTAAAAAAAATATTGGTGGTTCAGTTCAACCTTATGATCCAAGAGCATCGGCTGCAGATTTTGCAAGAGCTATAGATATGGTAGGTGCGGGAACTGATATGCAAAAAGCTAGAGCAGTTCAAGAGTATGGTCAGAATGTTCAAAGGCAAACTTTAAAACAAAATTTATTAGATAGAGTTGGATATACACAACACATGAATGAAGATCGAATGTTGAAAGACGCAAATATAGAAAATCAACTTATGAACAGAATGGGTGGTTTAAATGTAACTCAAGCAAATCCAGCTTTTGGTTTACAAAATCCTTTTGGACCTGGTATAGGAATGACAATGTTAGGTGGAGCAGCTGGTGCTTATCAAGGAATGCAATCTTTATTGGGAGATCAATCCATTGGCGAAATGATAAAAGATACTTATGAAAACACTATGGGACCAACTATATTAGCAAATCCTGAACAATTAGAAATGTATAACAAAGCATTAAACAGACCAACAGATCCTGTAATAGATCAAAGCAGAATATTAGAAATAGTAGAACAACAAAAAGCAGCTGGTGTTCCTGATGAAGGATTAATTACAAATTTTCAACAAGACGAGGGTGGTAGTGTTATTCCAAATTTTGAAAAATTATCAGATGGATCATATAAAGATACAAGATCAGGTGATATATATGGTGCAGAAACTTACGCATCTATTGCAGCAGGTATGTATCCAAATATTTATGATCCTAATAAACAATCATTAAAAGACGGTGGGTCTGTAGATTTGACAATTATAACAATGCCTGATATCAGTGGTTCAGGTGTTGAATCATTATTTAAAACAAGGTAAAATAGCAAATGGCTGATATAGATAAACCGTTACCGAATACAAAAACGACTGTCGAAGTTCCAGGAGAAGTGGAAATCGAAGAGGCAATCAAAGAAAAAGTAGAAGAAGTAGAAACTCAAGGTGGACCTGTCGAAATAGAAATGACAGAAGAAGGAGGAGCAGAAGTTTCTTTTGATCCTCAAGCTGCATCACCCGAAGGTGGTGACAATCACTTTGAAAATTTAGCAGAATTTTTAGGAGAACAAGTATTAGATCCATTAGGATCAAAACTTGTAGAACAATATAACGAATACAAAGAATCTCGTGGAGATTGGGAACAATCATATAGAGATGGTTTAGAACTATTAGGTTTTAAATATGAGAGAAGAACAGAACCTTTCAGAGGTGCGTCCGGTGTTAATCACCCTGTACTTGCTGAAGCGGTAACACAGTTTCAAGCGCAAGCTTACAAAGAAGTGCTTCCTTCTGATGGAC